CGGACATTCTATTATACCGTAACTCTCCTACAAACTCAGTTAACTCAATAATATGCCTTCTTTCAGTGCTAACCCCACTTATCAAACCCTCATCGACGATATCGATTTCGACGTGCCTATTGCACATCCGTTTTCTATTATCAATACAGATTTACAACCTGTAGACGATGAAGAAACAGTCCACGACCTCGGATCAAAAGATTTTGAATTCTACAAAGTAGTATCCAATGATCTCCCCCTAAACCGAGCTCCCTCCGTTGGAATTGAATCACTTCCAAACATCCGCTATCATAATCATTCAAATGATCATCGATATAGAGACCAACCTCCCACAGGTCCTCCCCCAATGCGTGGTGTTCACAGAATTATCAACGATTCTTTCCCACAATACCTTCCTTATCTTAAGGAATGGTGTAGACCTAAAACGTCCTCTGACGCTATTTTTGAAGATTTTAACCAGCCTCAAATTCCTAGTATTCCACTACAACATAGTAGAAAACAAAAGATTTTGAAACTCGTAAATCACTTCATGGGCGTTAAACCTTATGACATTGTGCACTTTTGTGACACACGCTTTTACCCTTGGGATCTTTCCAAGAAAGCTGATTATTTTCATAATCACAGTAATGCGCGTAAACGACATGCACAAACGTCCCACGCCTCTACGGCAACTGGGCCAACCAAGAAATCTTGGTTTATCAATGCCCATCTGTTTCACGATCGGTCAACAGTCCATAACATCAAGTTATACGGACTGCCCTTTAAGCCTCATTCTTATGCGGCTAGAAATAAGATTCTTCAAGAACTTTGGTTCAAAAAGATTCCGACTGAACTTTTAGTTCGCTCACACATTTCTAACCCCAAGAAGCTTAAAGTACGCCCTGTCAACAACGCCCCTATGATTTTCCTTCGTATAGAGTGTATGCTTTTCTACCCGCTTCTAGCGCAACTTAGAAAACAGCAATGCTCAATTATGTACGGACTTGAAACCATACGTGGTGGCATGATGGAAATCGAAAGTCTAGCTACTAGATTTTCAAATTTCATGATGATTGACTGGTCTAAATTTGACCAAACCGTTCCTTTCACTCTGGTAGATATGTTCTATCAAGACTGGATCCCTACTCTCATTCTAGTAGATTCAGGATACGCTAAAATTCATAATTACAATGATCACGTCCACTCTTTCGCAGCACAAGCTCGCAAACTCGGTGTCCATGGCAACAGTAATCTGAACGAAGCCCCTCCAGAAACTGCTATTTTTGCAAACAAAGTAGAGAACCTCTTGAAATTCATAAATACTTGGTTTAAAGAAATGGTTTACATAACCCCAGACGGTTTCGCTTACCGTCGCACTTTCGCAGGTGTCCCTTCAGGTATTCTCTGTACTCAACTGATTGACTCTTTTGTCAATTTAGTAGTTCTCATAGATTCCTTGTTCGAATTTGGCTTTCACGAGTCTGATATTACATCAGCTCTTATTCTTCTCATGGGTGACGACAACGTTGTCTTCGCTCCAGATAAATTATCACAGCTTCATTCATTTTTCCTTTTCCTTCCTGGCTATGCCAAGAAACGATGGAACATGACTGTTAATGTTGATAAATCTATCTTTACAACTTTGAGACGGAAAATTGAAATCCTTGGCTATACCAACAACTATGGTATGCCCGTTCGTTCACTTTCAAAACTGATTGGTCAACTAGCATATCCAGAACGCCATGGGTTCGATTCTGATATGTGCATGCGAGCCATCGGCTTTGCCTGGTGCGCAGCAGCATGTGATTCTACTTTTCACGACTTTTGTCGAAAAGTGTTCATGTACTACTACGCCCGAGTAAATGTCCCGATAAAGGATTTAGTCCAAGCTAATGCTAGTGCTCTTCCCGGTATGTTCTTTGCATACAGAGATGTTCACCAGCACATTAAGCTGGATCATTTTCCCTCAATCGAAGAAGTCAGACAAGTACTTTCAAAACACCACGGTTATTTAACCGAGGAACCACTTTGGAAATACGACTTTTTCATCCACCCCAAACCCTGAGAGACCAGATAAGATAACACTTGCTGAGTTTAGACAACTGTCTACTTAGCTCCTAGTTATATTGATCTAGGTACTTTTAGGCGTAAACAATTCCCTTCGTTTACGAAAACCCCCTCCCCCACACTCCTAATATTATTAAAATTCCCCCCAAAAAAAAAAAAAA